CCCGATGTAATAGGAATTAGATCCACGGTACCATTCCCCATTTGCAGATAGATCACATAGCTCTTGCCTGCAATAAAATCTACATCATGGCTTAAGGTGAGGATTAAACCCTCTTGCTGTACCACCTCACCGCTTTGATGAATACCATTGCGATAATCAGCTACAGCAATCCGGTCACGTAAAACCAGTAATTCTGATTCAGGTGCCGCATCAAAGGTAATGGATTTACGTTGAAACCAAAGCTTATTCCAAAGCCGGTAAGCATTGAAATGAGCTTGCCACTTGTTCCGTACCCCAACTGACTTCACTTCTTTTGGGTTCTTTGCTCCTTTGTCCGGCAAATAGATATTAATACGACTATCGTCGGTCGGATCCGTGTATTCATAGATCAGTCCATCGTAGTCATCCATCACGCCAAAGGTAAGATCATGCTTGTAACTATCCGGAATGATATTCCTGAAGTTAAACAGCATTACCGAGTTATCAGTTGGCCGTTCAAAATAAAGCTTGAGTTTATTGTTTTGCCGATATGCGGTACAAAACACGGCATCACAAAGATTGGTGACCAGTTCTTCAAAAGATAGGTTTGTATCATCAATAGTGGTGCAGAACTCTGCCGCTAGTGGTGTACCGAAATAATCCACTACATCGTTATAAGTCCGATAGATATTTTCCAGATCTATTTCGTCGATCGTACGGCGGCCAATCTTGTCATCCAGTGCCATTGAAACCAGTGCATCAGCAAAGCTTGATGTTGGAAATAGTTCTGTCGTCATAGCCCCATTTTTATAGGTCGGCAACATCCGCTGAAGATCGAAATTGATCTTACGGGACTTAACAGATAAAGCTCCAGTGGTTGCATAAGTACGTGCACGAAAAACTGTTTCATGTTCATACACTGTGCTTTGCAAAGGATAAGCACCGTAAAGCGCCTGCCACTTTACTTCATCTACTACCGTTGTAACCGCTGGTGTTGGTGTTAAACGGCGTGCACGGACACTACAGCGACCCTGAAATGTCACCATGTCCAGCGTTGCACCAACGGTCTGACGTGACTTTGCCGAACCCTTTAGAATAATCTGCTTCAGCATTGGATTGCCAATGGCTGCACCACATTCGTTAACTGGCGTTACTTCAACTTCAATCGTGACGTTTACAGAACCCTGATTTCCACCTGAAGAAACGGTATAAAGTCCATTACTAGCAACAAAGTTACATAGCACTCGGCTACGTTCAATATTGTCGAGAATGAATGGACCAATCCACTTCTCGCCAATAGATGAAAGCTTTGGAGATAAAGCACCAGTTTGCTGATTTGATAATTCCTTTAGCTTTAGCCAGTTGGGGTTTACCGCAGCCGGATTAGACAATGCCATACGGTCATCAGCTACCGATAGAACGCTATATGTACCGTTTAAATCATAAGTCTGGCCGTTAAAAGTAAACGAAGCATTTGTGATTTCTACCCGGTCATTACTAACAAACTTAGTTGTTAAATCAGTATTGTTTGCAGATGCACGCAGGATCTCATTTGGATAGGCAAAAAGAAGATAGTTGGTACCTTCCAAGCTTTGAGTATCTGCCGGACGCAAGATCTGGCCATTCACCGAGTTTTGATGCTGAACCGTTAGTGGCGGCGTGGTAATTTCGGTACCAAGCGAAAAATATGGCTCACCTGAAACAATATCTACACCTGGTCGAAAGACTTCTACCGATGCGCCGGCAATATCAACAATGTTGGTTTCACCGTCATATGCACCGTTAATTTTATAGTGACCACGACCAATACAACCAACAACATGCTCTACTTCGACATTGTTTTCATATACCTTGTAAGGCACAGTAATCAGATCAGGGGTATCGTGAGCGGCACCATAAATATCTGCGATACGACCATTTACGCGAGTTTTATTTTCACGGTTTGATAATTCGTTATTTGCAGACGAGGATTGATTGTTATTCTGGTTGGTTTGGGTAATTGATGGTACTGGCATTAATAATGCAACAGCCACACCCATAACTATAGAAGCAACCGCTATCCAAGCTAGAGTTATGGGGTCTATACCCTTGGGATTCTCAATTACAATGAAAGTGCCTGGCAAGAAATCAAGCTGCTTTAATTCATATGCATTCTTCGGTGTGACTTCATTCGCAAATGAAATTTCCGCATGATCCATATTGCTTATGGTATGAAAAATACGGACATGCTCAGGCATATGGTCATATTTTGAAGTAAGCCATTGACCCAAAGTTTCAGCGTGTTCAATTGTTTTGTCTTCGGATAAAGGGTCTTGTTTATAAATAATCTTAATCATAGAAACTCACACGATTAAATCCAAATGCTTGAACGACTTGAATTGGCATCCATGAAACGCCTGATTCCTGCAAATGCAAAATACGCCCCAAACGAAAAAGCCCCACATGTGGGGGCTTGTTTCGGTATCTCGAGTGAAAGGCGACTATGCAGCCTTCCTTGGGCATGGGCAGTGGATTTAGTAACTTCAATCTTGATGGCAGAAATACCTTCTCTTTGACGGGCTTCATAAAAAACTCAAGCGCCTCTCCTCGATCAATATCATATAGATCCATTGCAGCTTCATGCGCGAAGTGAACACAGTTGTAGTATTCCTCGTCATATTGCTTATCGAGCAAATGATCGTGACTCTTCATATAGCCCCCTTCAAACCACTAAAACGATCCAGTGCAAAGATATCTCCAGTCTTCGCAGTATTTAATCGTGGTGATTCAGCCTTGAATGTCACAGCTTTATGATTCATGGCAACACTGGAGAGTTGTAGACCTAGTAGATAAAACATTGGTGTATTCAAGTTATCTGAACTATAAAGGCGGTAATTTACGGTCGGCTTTACATTAGAATATTGCCCCTCAATTACCCGTTCAAACTCATCCGGCAAAATATCACCAAGCCCAGATATTGAAACGGTCAAAGTCTGGTCCAGATCACCGAGCATTCCGGATCTTTGAATTGTCATAGGAAGGTATTCGTAAAATACTTGCCCCGCGCCTTCATTGTGCTGAACATACACCCCGCGATCATCATTACGTACCACCCGGTAAGTATTCATAAAAGAAGGGTGAGATAGTTCAATACATTCCAGTTGATAAACATCTACTTTTCGATTGAAAAAGAATTTGGCATATTCGTTATCCATTAGACCTCCCAATCTTAGATAAGTGCCTGAGCAGCGATAAGGTTAGGCTGGTTTTGAACAACTTCGAGCTGTGCATTTACCCGGTAAAGGTTGCCATTCACTTCATTGGTCTTGAACGAGTTTGGAATGAAATTGCATAGATATTGCTGACGTGTTCCCTGATCAATCACCAGATCCGCATAGAATGAGGCTGGCTTATTCTGGTAGATCCGCCAGAAAGCCATCATTTTATTGAAATCGGTTTTACTTAAATTCCAGTTCACATCAACAATGTGGCTATTCCGTTTTACATCGATGTAATAGCGACCACGTCCGCCATCCATCTGCTGACGTTTCACATCATCACCTGGTGTTACGCCATAGCCGCTGGTCTGAGGATTTAGCTTTAACTTGTACATAACTTTCCTTCAGGCAATAAAAAACCGACCTTTAATTAGGTCGGTTCTTAATATTCAAATTGATTTATTTTAATAATAGCCATGCAACGCCTCCTAAAGCACTTATCAAAACTGAGATTGCAATAATAAGTAATGCATAACTTTGGATCTTACCTACATAATCAGCACCAGATTCGCTCATTTTTCCATCTACCTTTAAATGTGATTTTGATGTATGATTTGTCATATAGAGATTTCTCCTCTTAACTTTGATCGGTTGAGTTGAATTGAAAACCTCAGTGCGCCAACACTGGGGTTTTTGCTTTTTGGAACTTTATAAATTTCCAACCTGTTTATCCTCATGCGGTTTTTCCGCATACAGACATAAAAAAACCACCCGAAGGTGGTCATTTCATAATATTGGCTGTCAATGGGTTTTAGAAGTAGGTGTAGGTTTAAGGTGTCAACAGCACTTGCCCTTCTATAAGGGTAAGTTCAAATTTATCTCTCCTTATACCTGTCGCTTTAAAAGGTATCTGTTACACTCCATTAACATTTCTCTCTTCTATAAGTGCAACTTTAATTTTTCCTCCTTATACCGTTATCTTTAAAATGTTTTAGTTACATTCCATTAACATCTCTTCCTTCTATAAGGGGGAATCTAAAACTATCGATTCCGTCTTGCTGTCGTATTCTCAGTCAAAGACCGACTAATGGTTGAGTTTGGATTTGCGATTTGATCACTTACAAGCTTCGGTACCGTTCTTGGAAGCTGCTTATCCAGTTCATCTTTAACAATGATCCGGACTGTTTGCTCATCCAGTTGTTCGGCTTCAACTGTCGCCCCACTCACCTGATTAATCACTTCAATTTTAAAATTGATTGTCGGTGAAGCAGGCTCAATTGAAGGCATTATCTCAGCTTGAGGGCGTGAAGTACGTCCTAAAGTAAAATCCTGAACATCATCCAGATTTGAACGATCCTGAACTAAGCCATTGGATGAGAAGTAGACCTTGCCATCATGGAATAGGTCAGAACTTGCCGAAGATGCTGCAGTAGGTACGCTACCATTACCTTTATAAATAATCTGAGTATCTTGAACCGGTTGATTAAAGATGTC